TTAGGCTGTCAAAATCTTCATAGGCGTTAATTGAATCTAATGCCTCGTTTGCTTTTGCAACATCTTCTGTGTTGTATGCTACAATCTCGGTTTTATCACCGGCAATGAAGTCAGCTTTCTGAGTTACTATTGCTCCGTGCTTTGGTGAGCTATTAAATAGATCAATCAACATTTGAGGATAAGCATTATCCGCACCATAAGTCAAGAAGCCCTTTGATTTGTTCTCCTTGAAAATTGGGATTTTGCTCTCCGCAAAGTTTATCCGTATGAAGTTATTTTCCATTCTTTACAAAGGTGTTATAATGAAACATCGAAGCCCATGTCCACAGACAAGCATATCCGATATTGATGAGTATTTCGGGGATTGGTGGATATTGAGCCGAAAGAACGTTATATAACGCTCCTAATGCTGGGATAGCCAAGCCTACTCTTAACATGGCTTGTTCGATCAAGTTTAGTTTAGCCAATGCCTTTACATCACGCCCAAACACGAAGATGTAAAACAACGTCGCATTTACACATATTAAAAGGTTGGCAAGTTCGTTAATTATCTGCATCGATTTTTTCTTTAAAGAAACGTTTTGCCACCGCCTCAACTCCTTTAAGTCCTAAGAACCCAAGAATAAAAGCGACACCATTTTGGTAGTTAGTTTCGGATATAGACAATGCCGAACATACAACGGGTGTGATGTAGTTAGCACTTGCAACTCCCGTAATGATAGCAAAAAACGTCTGCTTGATGTTCTTAGCCGAACCCTTACCGAGCAACAACAACGAGCCAAACAAACCCGCTATTGATTGCATTATATTGATTCCAATTTCGTCTAAAAAGGTTTTCATATCTCGTCACTTGGTTCGGGGAAATACTCGGGATGTAGTTCTTTGCACTTTTCAGTCCATTCAGCGATTGCCCTTGATGAACCAAACGTATGAACGCCCATCGGTGGACACCATACCATTTTGCTATCCCAAGAACTTAAAGCATCACCTTCCCACAACACATCAACGTGGTATTTAGTTGAAAGAACGGGTTCGGTTATTACCTCGCCTTCTGAATCGTATGTACCTTCGGTTAGGACTATATTACCCAATCGCACGATGCTATGAGGATGGTTTGGGTTGCCATCTTCGTCAACGCCTAATGCTTCGATAAAGGTGTTGGCTTCTGTTTCTGATTTAAATTCGTATTTTCTGAACATTTTATAAAGTTGTTAGGGATGCTAATTCGTCGTTGGTTAGGCGAGTTTTGAATAGTAAGAATTGCTTAACCGAATCATCAAAGTAACGATTTGAAACAAGGTCTCCTATCTCTATAATGCTTGTCGCTGGAATAGCACTTGATGTATCAGTACCTACGCTTACACCATCAACATAAACAGCTATATCGTTATTGGCATAAGCAATGGCAATTTTATGCGTTCCCGTTGTTATTCCCGTTCCAATAAGTGCCGTTGTTGTGCCGCTAACAATTATATGAGCAAACAACTCACTACTGCCAGAGCGACGAAGCCCGATATAGTTTGATGTAGTGCCGTCATTTATAGAAAACGCCCAAGAAGAACTTAAAGTTTTGTTTTCCATATTTACTTCACAAAAAGCCACGCCTTCTGTTTGACCAATCAACGCTGTTGCACTTGTCTTAACACAAGAATCATTCGACCTCGTTACACTACTTCCACTTCCATAGGTAGGTATGTAGGATGTGGGGTAACTTCCCGCTTCAAGTTGTAAGCCATAAACAAGAATACCATCTTCACCACTTTTGGTAACTGCAAAACTTCCTTTTGCATCACTAACACCGATTCCAGAACCTCCAGAAATAGCAGCACTTAAAGGAATTGTGCAAGTAACTCTATACCAATTATTACCTATATTAGTAATAGTCCCTGTAGGTGTACCATTACTTCCCGCTACCGCTTGTATAGACTCATCACTTAAATCAAAATATACAAGTCCATGAACTGATGAACTATCTATATATAACCAACATACATCTTTTCCATCCGCTTTAACAAAAGCACTTATTGTGTATTTTGAAGCAGAACCTGATGTAATGTTATATAAATATGTTGCTCCACTACTTGTTGCATTTGGATACATCAATGTAGCATTATCTACACCCTCTACAGATTCTGAATCATTTGTAGTAAGGGTGATGTTGGTTTTATTCCAAGAACTTGCACCGAAATACTCGCTTGTCTCAAATAGATTCGTCCTCTGAGGCTCTAAAAGGAGATGACCACATGTAGCCCCACCCGAATAGTCAAGGCGTGGCATATCCTCAAGAATACCCGCTTGTTCTGTTGTGGTGGTTGTAGTGATTACGTCTGTACTAACTAAACCGACTTCCAGCTGAGCGTCTTGGATATAGACTGAGCCAATAGTTCCAGAACTTGTGCTTGAACTTACTGAAGGGTATATCCGTATCAATGAAGGTGCATTATCATATACTACAGAACATCTATACCATCCACCACCTATAGATTCAATAGATAAATCAATTAAATTAGTTGATGAACCTACAACTCCATTTGCTAAATCAAAGAAACCTTCTGCGTTGATTGATGCACCAAAAGTTCTTAATCGTAAATTATTAACAGAGTTTGCTTTAGCATAAATACTTAAAGTACCAACATTTGAAGATGTTGGATATTGAAATAAATATCCTTCCGAACTACTATCTAATAACCACGCATTTGAACTACCATCATAACCCGATTGTCCTCCCGTAATAGTTGCGCTTGATATACCCCAACCTGCTTGATTAAACCCATTACTTTGCAACAACAGATTCTCCCTTCCCTTCTCAATTAACCCCTCACTATTAACACGGGTAGCCGCTAAGTTAGAACCACGACTAAAGGTGAAATCTCCATCTCCGTTAGTTGGCTTGGCACTATATAACGTGCCATCTTTGTAGCCGCTTGGTATTTGTATTAATGATGCTTTATTTAATAAACTCATTTTGTTAATTCTTGTAATTGGTCATTGGTTAAACGGGTAGGGAAAAATACAACCTCTTTTATATTTCCATACATTTCAGTTGATGTATTTGCTCCATTTGCAAATTGAAATTGCGTTAAACTTGAAGGAACACTACCGCTTGTATCGGTTCCTGCTTGTACTCCGTTGACATAAAAAGCAAAATCGTTTTCTTTGTATGCAATAGCGGCTTTTACATAAGTACTTGTATCAATAGAATTTGCATATATTTGACACTGAGCAACACCCCCATTTTCTAATCTAAATCTTAATTGACCAGATGTATTTGTAAAACCAAAAATTGCGGTTTCATTGTTTGAACCATCCGAAAAACTTGCTTGATAAAATTCACTTCCTTCTGATTCGATTGCAAGGAGGTTTAAAAACAACGTACCCTCCGTTTGCCCTATCAACTCACTTATTCCCGTTTTGCTGCAACTATCTTGCACTCTGGTCGTGCTTGTTCCGTATGTGGGGAGGTAACTTGTGCTATAACTTCCAGCCTCAAGCATTGCTCCGTAAACATATATATTTTTTCCATCAGCCGCTGCGGCAGAACCATAAAAAACTGTGCTTGTGCTTGGCGTAACATTGAACGCTAATTTGCCCGTTAAATCACCTGCATCGATTGTTGCCGTAATATAACACCTATACCATCCGTTTCCATAGTTTTCAATACTTGCTCCTGACGTTGGTGTAGTGCCATTTTCTAAATCAAAATATGCACTATTATTAGATGAGCCTACAAATCCATCAAGAAACAATCGTAGATAATCCTCTGTTCCTTTTTTTGCAAATATAGACAACGTATAATCACCTGCACTTGAAACGGTTATATTAGGAGTTGCTGTGTAAATTTGGGTATATGAGCCATCGCCTTCGATTAAAGTAGCATTAACCACGCCTTCGGGCGATGTTTCTTGATTTGCCGTATCAACACTTCCAAAATTACTATATGCCCCAAAGTATTCTGACTGCGTTACAAGGTTACTCCTCTGTGGTTCTAATTTCAACGCTGGGCATCCTCCACCGCTATAATTTACACGAGGAACGTCATCGGTTATACCCTCATAGACTGCCGTTGTTGTTGTAGGAATGTAACTCTGAGCGACTAAGCCATTTTCTGCTTGGGCATTCCATAAAAAAAATCCTTCACCCTCTGTGAAATTATTTACATAATTTTCATTTTTGGAAAGATAAATTTCATATCTCGTATTGGTAACTGAAAAAGTTATTGAATACCGATACCATCCGTTACCTTCATTATTTATATTGTAATCAACAATATTTGTAGTTCCTGAACCATACGAAAGAAAAGAACCATTGTCTAAATCAAAATATATACCATTGTTTGCACCTAAACCATATAGAAACATTTCAGTTATTTCATTAGGCTTAGCATAAACAGAAATAGTATTTACACCGCTAACTGTTGTAGTTTGATAAACTCGTGAAGTATTTGATACAAATGTAGAATTTGCCGCAATTTTATCCGCAGTTGTTGTGCCATCGGGTGCAGTTGTAGTATTCGAAGTCACAGTGTTTCTTGTTTGTGACCAATTACTAAAATCATTAGAGTAGGTCAAGAAATTAGCCCTCTCCTTTTCAATCAACCCTTCGGAGTTAACCCTTGTTGCCGCACTTCCTCTTGTAAACGTCATGTCGCCATCACCCGTGTCGGGAATAGCACTATACACCTTACCCTCTTTTGTTGCCGTAGGTGCTAAAACCAAAGACGCTAAATCGATTAAACTCATCCTTTCAAATCTCGTATTACTTGGTTGAAACAATCCGCCCCTTCAACTACTCCAGCATCACCCGTTACCCTTGTTTGGTAGGTTTGCCAATAGTCGAAATAAGGCATTCTAAAATTAGCCATCGTGCAACTCAACGCCTCTACCGTACCCCCATCCGCTTCTACACGATCAATTAAATCGTTAAGAACTTTGAACGGATAGCCCTTATATCGGGTTGATTTGACAAATACGCCTATCATCTTGTATAGGCTACGATGGAACCGCTAGTTAAGGTAATAGAACTAATGAAATCACCATCTTTAACGGCAATAAAAATACCGCTACGAAGTG